GAATTTAATTTGTTTAATGAAAACTTTTTAAGTTTTGATTTACCACAAATACCAAAAAAATCTGGTTATATTGATGTCATAGTAGAAAATGAAGCGGGTTATGGTATTTTAACAAAAGATAAACATCTTCCTAAAGTTTTTGCATATGATGGAGCATTAGGATTGGAATGTAAAGATTGTGGAATGGAAGGGTTAAATGTTAATATAATATAGCAATTATGCATTGATTTATTATATAAATAGCTAATTATACTTATGGCAGATATTTTACCACAATCAAATAGGCAACCAGATTCCGGAAGAAGTTTTATAGCTTCTTTGTTATCAAAATTACCATATGTTGATCAGGCATTGGATGTTGGTGATACAAATCCCAAATACGAACTATTTGATAGATTATCTAAGAAACGTGAATTGAGAGTAATGCAACAGTCCGTTATTACCGGACCGTTCATGAATCAAAATCAATCAGATTATTATAATCCGAATTTGATGTCAACCGATAAAGGATATCATAATTTTATTTATGCTCAAATAGATACAGATAAAATAAGAAGATTATCAGAATATAGAAGAATGGCATCTTTTTCTGAAGTGGCTGATTGCTTGGATGCTATATGTGATGAATTTATAAATAAAGATGAAAACGGAAAAGTAGTAAACATTAAATTTTCTGGTTTCAATAAAATTGATAGTCAAGAAAAATTAGAAATAGAAAAAGAATTTCATAAATTTGTTCAAAGTTATGAATTAGAAAATAAAGGATGGGGTTATTGTAGACAGTTATTAACCGAGGGAGAAATATTTTTTGAAAATATTGTACACGAAAAAAATAAAGACTTGGGAATTATTGGTGTCTTAAATGTGCCCGGTGAGTTGATAAATCCCATCTATGACAACATTCAAAACAATGTAATTCAGAATTTCATATTTCAAAAACCAATAAATATGACAAATAATCAGCAAGGACAACCAAACTTGCCGATGCCTAATCCCAATCCTACCAATTCTTTACAACATCAACTAATAACATTTGAAGGAAATCAAATAACCTATATAAATTCCGGTATTTGGAACGAGGATATGTCTATAAGAATTCCTCATATAGAAAAGGGGAGAAGAGCATATAAGCAATTATCATTAATTGAAGATGCTATAGTAATTTATCGTTTAGTAAGAGCACCAGAAAGACTTAAATTTGTAATTGATGTCGGAAATATGCCTCCCGCAAAAGCCGAAGCATATTTAAAACAATTAATGCAATCATACTGGTCTAAGAAATCCTATGATCCACAAAATGGAGGAAGTGCAGGTAATATATATGATCCACAGTCTATGTTGGATTCATACTGGTTTGCTAAAAGAACCGGAGAAACAGGTTCTGATGTTCAGGTTTTACAGGGTGGTCAAAATCTTGGAGAATTGAAAGACTTGATGTATTTTGTAACAAAGTTATATAATGCATTGGGTGTTCCTTCTACCAGATTAAATCCAGAAGATTCTTATAAAGATGGATCTGAAATTTTAAGAGAAGAATTAAGATTTGCAAAAATGATTTTAAGAATGCAATTTCAATTCTGTAAAGGTTTGAAAGATGCATTCATCACTCATTTAAAAATAAGAGGATGGTGGAATGAATATAAATTACACGAATCTTATTTTGATTTGGAATTTTGTCCTCCTAGTAGTTATTTTGCATTAAGACAAAATCAAAATTTAGAATTAAAGATTAAAAATTTTGAAAGTATGGCACAGCAAGACAATATATCTAAAACATTTGCCATGCGCCATTATTTAGGATTGAATGATTCCAAGATAAGTGAAAACATGGAATGGTTGAGAAAAGATGCAGCATTGAAATGGGAACTTGACCAAATTGCTTCCACTGGTCCAAATTGGAGAGAACATTTAGAAGCTGCCGAGAATGTTGCTGCTCAAGGTGGAGCAGAAGCAGGAATGGGCGGTGGTGGCGGTGGAGGGGGCGGCGGTTCATCTGCTATTCCAGAATTTGGTGGAGGTGGTGGCGGGGCAGCAGGAACACCAGAGGCAGGAACCGAGGGGGGTGGAGAAATTCCCGCAGGTCAAGGTTTAGAACCACAGCCAGCTGGTCAAGCAGCAGAAGAAGAAACTGAGAAACCTACCGCATAATAATATAAATATATTATATGTCTGTATTACCCAATTCATTTCACGGAAGCACAACTTTTAATTCAAAAATTAAAAGTTACGATCACTTGGCACAAAGAGTTAGAAGAACATTAGGTGAGCCATTGGTTGAAATTGAGGTTAGTAGTGAACAAATGTATGAATTAATAGATATTGCTATCGAATGGTTTACTAAATTTGCTGGTGTAACCGAAGAGTATTTAATTTTTAGATCAGATTTATATGAAAGAGGAGTTGGTTTACGAATCGATAAACTTTTTAGTATAACTCCAGATATGAACAATTCATCTGACCCAACATTACCAGATAATTCTGAGGGTTATGATTTTGATTTAGATGATTATAGAAAAGTTGTTGATATATTTTCAATTGAACAAGGAAATAGTAGTGGGGTTAATACTCTTTTTACTATTGAACATACTATTGCACAACAAGCATATTTCGGACATCTATTGGGTAATGTTGGATATGACTTGGTAACATGGCATGTATTAAAAGATTGGTTAGATACAAGAGAAAAGTTATTGGCATTAAAACCATATGTTCGTTTTAATCCAGATAACCAAATAATGAAACTAATACCGGAACCAAGTACATCAAGTATTTATTATGGTTTACTTGGTTGCAAAGTACAAAAACCAATTAAGGATTTGGTATCTCAGCTTTGGGTTTTTAGGTATACAACAGCTTTGGTAAAAATAGCAGTTGCACATACCAGAGGAAAATACAGCGGAACTAATTTATTTGGTGGTCAAACTGTAAATTCTACAGACTTAATGAGACAAGGCGAAAAAGAAAAAGATGAATTAGAAAAAGAATTAATGTCCAACTATGTTGATTCTGATCCTGTAAGATTCTTTGTAGGTTAATGAAAACATTAGGAAAAAAGAATAGAAACTATGTACAAGGTATTTTTACACCGAAAAATAAAAAAAAATACATAGGAAGTTTTCCCATAATATATAGAAGTTCACTGGAACTATCATCATTTAGATTTTTAGATAATAGTATCAATGTTATATCATGGGGATCAGAATCTGTTGTAATACCTTATGTCTCTCCTGCTGATGGTCGTATGCACAGGTATTTTGTTGATTTGGTAGCAGAAATAAAAATGAAAGATACTTCGATTAAAAAAGTTTTAATTGAAGTAAAACCAGAAAAGCAAACCAAACCACCAACTATAACCAGTAGAAAAAAACAATCAACTATACTTTATGAAAAGTATAACTATGAAGTAAATTTAGCAAAATGGAAATATGCAAAAGAATGGTGTGAAAAAAGAGGGTACTTATTTTTGATTTTTAATGAAAACCATTTAAAATGAACAGTTGTAGTATAAGTAATAATAATATAAATATGAGCAATGCCTATAATCTATTAGTAGAAACACCAAATTATGAGTTAAAATATTTGGTGGAAGAAAAAAATAGAAACTCTCCTTCTAATCTTTTTATACAAGGGCCGTTTTTGATGGCAGATAGACCAAATAGAAATAATAGAATTTATCCAAGAAACCAAATGGTAGAAGAGGTCAATAGATATACCACCGAAATGATTGTTAATAGTAGATCTACGGGTGAATTAAATCATCCTACCTCACCTGAAGTTAATTTGGAAAGAGCCTGTCACATGGTTACAGAATTAAAACAAAATGGTGACATCTTTGAAGGTAAATCAAAAATTCTCTCTACTCCAATGGGACAAATTGTTCGTTCATTAATTATGGATGGTGTTAAATTGGGTGTATCATCCAGAGCATTGGGAAGAGTTGATAACAACAAACAAGGAGTTGGTGTTGTATCTGACTTTAGATTGGTTGCAATTGATGTTGTTGCTGATCCATCCGTTCCTACTGCATTTGTTAATGGTATCTTAGAATCCAAAAAATGGGTTCTTGCTGAGAGTGGTGAATTTGAACCTTTTTACGATACATTTGAAAAAGCTATTTCTAAATTACCAAACAAAGAAAGAAACGCATATTTAAAAGAACAATTTATTACATTTATTAATGCAATAAAAAAACTTTAATTGTGAATAAAAAAAGATAAATAATAATACATTATGGAATTGCGAAAAGACATCTCTAAGTTTATAACACAAATTTGCGAAAAAAATTATTCTTCGGCAAATTCAACACTTGAAACTTTAATTGAAAAAAAGTTAAAAGAAAAGGTTAAAAAAATGCACAAAGCATGTTGCGAAGAATGTGGCAAAAAGAAAAAGAAAAAGGTCGTTAAAGAAAATTTAGATGACAATGATTTCGGTGATTTCTCAGAACCTGAAGATACTCAAGATAGGATTCCAAATCTGTCAGAAGAACAACCAGAAGAAGAGGATTATATTATTAGTAGTTCCGGAACATTGGGAGGCAGAACAGATGTCTCAATTTATGGCGGTAAACATTTAGCAACATTCGGTGATGAAGAAGATGCCGAAAATTTTTTGAGAAAACGTATGGATCAAGAAAGTTTTTATCCCCGTGTTTGGTTTAATGATGACCATGGTGGTTATACATTAAGAAAATTATAATAAATGTGATTCTTGAAAGGTAAATAATAATATACAGTTTATGAATAAATTCGCAGAAATCTTAAAACAAGTCGATGAAAGTGTCATCAACGAAGAAACCGCCAAAGCAATTACCGAAGCTTTTGATAGCGCAGTTGAAGAAAAAGTAAACGCTAGAGTTACTTTGGAATTAGAAGGCGCGTTATCCAAACAAGATGAAAATCACGCAAATAAACTTAAAACACTTTTAGAGGCAATTGATACAGATCATACTGGTAAATTACAACAAGTCGTAAATGCCCTTACTGAAAATCACACAGATAAATTAAAAAACGTAATTTCATTTTACCGCAAGGCTATTAATGAAAAAGCAGAAAAATTTTCTGGAAAAATTGTTTCCGAGATTAGCAATTATTTAGATCTTTATCTTGATAAAAATGTTCCTAATCTTCAATTAGAAGAAGCTGTTCAAAATACATATGCACGTAAACAGCTTGATAAAATTAGAGAGTTAGTTGGGATTGATCCAGATTATATTAACGAAAGTGTTAAATCTGTTGTTTCCAAAGGAAAATCCAAAATTGACGATCTTAATGAAAAATTAAATGAAGCATATAAAGAAAATCATATGCTTGCTGAAAAGTTGAAATTAAATGAAACTGCCGTTCTTTTAGAAAAGAAAACTAAAGGATTGCCATCAGCTAAAAAAGAATACATTTTTAACTTATTGAACGACAAAGATTCTTCATACATTGAAGAAAACTTTAATTATGTCGTTGAGATGTTCGAACGCTCTGAAGAAGAGAAATCTTCTGATTTGGTTCAGGAAGCCAAGAAAAAGGCTTTGAGTGGTGATGTAAAGCCATATGCTCAAAGTGTTATAAAGGAATCCAAAACAGTTTCATTTGAAAATGATGAATTTAACCCAGTTTCGAACTATCTTAATGAACTTAGTAGGTTCTAAAAATTTCCAGTTGAAGAAAAGCATCTGTTTTTCTTGATTCTATATCCATAGAAAGGTAATAAAAAATAAATTATGAGAAATGTTAATCCAGCCACAGGCTACATAGATAGATCCCGTGCTCAACAATTAGTCGAAAAATGGTCACCCGTACTCAATTATTCATCCGATAAGGTTGCTCCGATTGAAGACGAACATGCCCGTTTAACAACTGCGATCCTAATGGAAAACCAAGAAAGATGGTGCATCGAAGAAAGCGGTAGTAATATCGCTGGTGGCGGTGGTGCTTTTGGCACTCCCAATACTGCTCTTTACTCACCACCCGGAACGGTTACCGCAGGAGATCGTTATGCAACAGGCGACCAACGCTTACCAAAGGTTTTAATACCAATGGTTCGTCGTACATTCCCTGAGTTGATCACTAACGAAATCGTCGGTGTCCAGCCAATGAGTGGACCAGTAGGATTGGCCTTCGCTCTTCGTTACCGCTATGAGGCTGATAGCTTAGGTGCTAATGGACTTGATGG